GGTGTTGATTATCTAGTGTGGATACTTCAACAGGAATAGGATATCCGTCAACTAAATTTTGAAACGATGAATTAGATAATCGTTTATTATCTACATAAAAATTTTCAGTTTTTGTTTTTTCTCCAATAGCAAGATTGTAAGGACTAAAATTTAAATAATCATCTTTAACTTTACATAGTTGTTCAAACACTTCAGGTACAGCTTCGTATCCATAAACATGATCAGCATGTTTAACAAACCACCTAGAATATTGACCAACCCCAGCTCCTACATCAAGAACGGTTCCTTTAGGATCAATATATGGTTTTGTTTTTCCTATTAAAAATTCTTTAATATGAAGATCATAATAATACGGATTAAACACTCGTCGTTGTAATACTTCTTTTGAAAGATTAGGATTAGCTATCATAATATTTTAAATGGCTTTTTATAGCCGTGCCTTTAGGTTCTTTAGGAAAATAAACATCGACATGAGATCCACAACCAGGACAACTAAAGTTTGATACTATTAGATACTCCTCCTCCTCTTCCTCAATATCATGATCTCCACCCCATATTAACTCTGTGTGACAGTGCCAACATCTCATAATTATTTATCTCCTTGTGGTTTTAAAATTACCTGTAGTGCAATCCGTTCTCCAGTATCAACATGTGTGCCTCTATGCCAACCAAAGTTCGGTTCAAACAATATAAAATTACTTTCATCAGATGTAAAGTGTTTTAATTTTTTATATAGATGATCTGACATACCTGAATTATTTTTAAACTGTCTAGAAAAGTATGAGTTCTTACGTGCCCACAAGGGTAGTTGTGCATTGACAGCTCTTTGTTCTGGTGTTGCCAAAGTGTTTGAAAGTTGATTGCTTTTACAAAATAACATTTCTACATCATCAAACTTCCAACGATGACTTTTTGGTATGTAAGCAAAAGGACCGTTACCTCTTTGAACAGTATTAAGATAAATCATAGTTTTAACATAACTATATTTTGGATCTATATGTAATGTATATAAATGATTTTTAGGTTTATGTTTTTGATCTGTTTGAAAGTATTCGTTAAATGTATCGTCTTTATCACTGATGTGTAAATTAACATCAGTTATTAAGTATGGTTTAGGTAATAATTTTAAATCGTTATAAATTGTATTTAAAATATTATAAACTTCATGATCAAAAGGAAGTCTCATGATTCTATCCTGGAATCGTGTATCTCTTGTGGGCTGTGTTTCTTTTAAATTTACTATATCTTTTTCTAAAGAATCAACTAATTCATCCGTGTTAATAATAGTTTCATAACATCCTAATTCACTAAATTTATTTGGTCCTTTGTAGTTTATTGTTTTACTAGCCTGTAATAATGCAAAACCAGATAAAGCTGCTTGTAGTTGTTTTTTTAAAATGGGTGAAGGCTGTAATTGATTATATAAATCATTAACACCCATTGAAAATAAATTTATATTTGATTCTTGTAAAGCTCTTAATAACGTATCGTAAATTTGAGGATAGTCATTTTTAGTTGGTTTGTAACCTTCGTCATCAAAACTAACGGCAGGATCTGGAAGAACAACACCGTGGTCAGTTATGTAATTCATCAGGCTGTTAAAATCTCTGTAACTATAGCTCTTGTTGCTTTATTTCTACGAGTAAGTGGTTTTCCATTTGAATATCTATCAGATTCTGCCAAAGCTACTTTAAGATCACCTTTAAGAAAAGCATCTGTAAATTTTGGAAATTTTATAAGACCACCAACATTGTAAGTATAATCAGCTAATACTTCTTTTTTATTTTCAGGAACTTGATCAGGATCATATCCTAAACTTCTTAAATCATTATCAGCCCGTTTAAAAGCCTCACTCATACTAATTGTAAATAATTTTTCTTGTTCAGGGAGTGTAATCTCAAGATCAGAGTTTTCTTTTACAAAATCANTAGCTTCTTTTCCCGATAAACCGGAAGCTAACGATAATCTATCAGCCTTATCTTCAGGGACACCAACACTAGTCATGTCTTCAATAATAGTATCTTGTGATTTTTCTTTCATATCGTAACCAGCACCAATCGTCACTCCACTTGTTTTTGTTGGATGATGAAGTTTTGTGCTATCTGGTCCGATTTCTTGTTCGTATGTAAATCTACCCATAGTCATCTTTGGTTGCTCCTTTTCTTGTTGTTGTACCATTTCAGCAGGTTGAGGATCTGTCGGCACACTTTGTGCCTGTTTAGCCATCTCTAAAAAGTTTTGTGGTTGTTGTGTCATTGTTGTTTGCATAGGCATCGTTGGTTGTTGTTGAGTGGCTGCCATGTCGGCTGCTTGTTTAAAAGCTTGGACATCACCACCAGCTTGTAACTCTTGTGTACCATTTAACTTATTTTTGTCAATCATTTTTAACAAATCCATAACAACTTTAGCTGTAAGATTATTTGAATCGTTATCTTTTTTTTCTTGAATCTTAGCTGCTTCAACCATAGCATCAATATCAACTTCTTTTTCTTTAAGTTTTATTTCTCTATCTTTGAATTGTGCATCAACCATTTCTCTTTGTTTCTTTAACTCAAGCTCAGATTTTTGTAACTCAATATTTTGTTGTTCAATACTAGCTAATCCACCTTGAGATGCAAGTTGGTTAGCTTGTAATATTTGTTGAGCTGATTGTGACATAATCATTCCTAAACTTGCCCCTTGATCTACCTGACCTTCTTGAGCTTTCATTAATCCACCCATTTGTTCTTGGAATCGTAGAACCATATGTTCACGAATATTGTTCATCAACAACGGTTGTACATTTTTCATAACAGGGTTAGCTCCGTTCATAGGATCTTGCATGTAAGCTGTTTTTACAGCTATATGTGCATCATGATCTTGTCCCGGAAAAGCTTTTATTGGTTTTCCTTTTGCAGCTGAAAGAATATCAGCTATTGGATCTTGAGGCATGGCTTGTACTTGTGCTGTAATAAATCTATCAGGGTTATCAACATTTGCCGCAGCTAATACAGCTTTATTTATCTCCGGCATGTTAAATGTTCCTGGAGGTGACTGTGAAGCTAACTGTAACATTAGTTGTGCTTGTGCTAATCTATGAGAGTTGGATGGAATGTTTGGATCACTAACTGGAACTACATCTACACGCCCATCAAAATCTTGCTTGAATATCTCAGCAGACTGTCCTATAATGTCATAAGGATAAGTTGTGGGTAAAAACTCATTGTTTATTCTTGCTAATATTTTAAACTCGTCTCGTTGAGACTTGTGGAGTCGTTTGTGAATTGCTGAAAAGAACTTACCCGATGCTTCTAATAATGCTAATGTCGTGCCAACCGGACCGTAGTTCGTTGCATCAGATACTACTTGATCTGTCGTGTCAGCAAACTTCTGACCGGCAGTGGCTACAAAGCCTAACATCTGATAAAGAGTCTGAGATGGTTCTTTATAGGGAAGAGGAACTATGGATTTGCCCAAATCTAAACCCGTCGACTCCACGTCCCGAAACTCCCCCGGCATTATCGGAGAATTATCGCCTACAACTCTAACACCTCTGGCTTTAAATCCACCTGGTAAATTAGAAAACTGACCCGCATCAATCAATGCTCTCATTGCAGCTGTAGCTGACATTGTTAGATTACCAAGGAAATGAATTAATCCTAGTCCGTAGAATCCAAAACCCGGTACAAACTTGTAACTAACAAAGTGTTCTCTTTTTACAAATCGTGGATCTCCGTCATTCCAGTTACGACGAATACTTAAAACTTTCTTTGAACTTTTATCAACTGTAACAATGTATGGATAAGCTACACCTGTTGGACTGTTGAATGGTTCGGGTAAATCTAAATACAAATGTTGTTCAAGAAGAACATAACTTGGATCATAAGGATTCTCATCATAAGCTGATAGTCCCATAATTTGTTCAGCCTTCGATGTAATCGATCCTCTGTCTGTTTGTTCAGGATCACCGAGTTCAACCTCTGAATACATACCTGCGTCCATATCTTTTCTTAAATCATTTTCACTACGATAAATAACGTGAGTGTATCTATCAGCACGACGTAGATCAGATACTAAATTAGATACATGAAACTGATCGATAGGAATAAACTCTGATATCGGTCTGCCTAATGTTTCATCATAATAAACTTTTTTAACTGCCGTACCGATTAACGGTAGATGAAATAACATTTTTTCGAACTCATCGAAATACTCTGGCATTTCTTCAGTGAGCTGATAGTTCATAAAATCTTTTACACGTTGTGCTTGTTTTTCTTTGTCCGGTGTAACAGCTCCTACGACTTGTGTTTTTACTGGACCTTTGCTTGGAAATAATTCTTGTGATGCTTTTGATTGAAACTTAACAGCATTCTCAATAATTAACGGATGCGTTGCCGTACATGCACCATCAAACGGTTCTGTAGTTTCCTCTAATTTAAGTCCGAGTAAATCAAAGCCACGTTCAAAGGTTTGTTCCCATTCTTCTCGTGAGTCTTTATCGGATTGATAGTTATCAAAAATTGTATTGGATATTTCTTCAAGCTGATCTTCTTCCATCAAGTCAGCAAGGTTTGTATAAAAGTCTTCACTGATAGAGGCTAATACTTTACCACTATCTTCGTTTAGATCCATTTCAACTTCACCCGTTAGTGGGTCTACACTGACAGCTAAGTCCTCATCTTGTTCTTCTTTTATATCTACGTTAATACCAAGTTCAGCCCCACCGGTTTGAACCTTTTCTTTAGCTTTATCTAAAGGTGTTGAAATGTCGTTTGGATTTTTTTCGATTGCCATAATTAATTAGATACCTTCCAATAGGTTGCCTTATT